AGATCTGTTGCATACGATTTACTTTTCTTTGAGGATCGTAGTTGTATCCAGTAATCTCGAAAGACATTCTTGGAAGAGTGGTATATACATTATTTTCTAAAGATGTATCTTGATCTAAACGAACAATCCACTTTTCTTTTGGAGCATATGCAAGAGGAATTTGTAATCTTTGGATAACAGTACCAGTTACAGAATCGCCTTCACGACGATCGATATAGATGTCACTGAATAGTGAACCAAATCCTACGATGCACTTGCGAATTATTCCGTGGTAGTATACGTTACTATTTAACATTATGGATTATTTTCTGTATCAATTTCACCAAATGGATTAGTCACACTAAACAACACATCTTGTGCTTGTGTTTTAAATGTATTGTTATTACCAAACGAATCTGGTTTATCGACGTTAGTACTAATAGCTGCTGTTGCAGCAGCATTTGTTCCACCACCACCTGTGAATGAGATATCTGGAACAGCGGTATATCTAATTCCTGGATTGGTAATGTCAACACGAATAATTTTATTTAATGTAGTGCCAGATGTTCCACGAACAGCTGTTGCAGTTGCACCTGAACCCACATTAGAAGTAATTACTACTGTTGGAACTGTTGTATATCCAGATCCTTGATTTGTCATTGTAATAGAAGTAACTTCACCGTATACAGTACGAGTCGTATCTGTTGAGAATGTTTTGAGGTTTTCAAACACATCTACTTCAGCGATGCCTGTATCAATCTTCTCAGAAGCATATTGGAACAATTCAATTTGTAACTTGAACACATATAGTTTACCAAGTTGATAGAATGGATCTTGATGTTTTACAAACTTAATTTCAAACAAACCCTTAGTCAATGGAAAGTAAATTAAATCACCTTCACATGGACGAGTAGGAATAATTGTCTTTCCATAACGACCAACCAACTGTTCCCATCTACGACGAGCAACTACTAATGTAGCTGACTGCTCCATCATTAGACCAAACTTCTGAATAAATGCACCCTGTCCATCAAGTGAGTCTACATTCTCAAAGTACATTTCAATTGGAAATGACGATGTAAATTTAGATAAACGATCCTCACCAAGAATTTCATCTTTAGAAACTAATGTTCTTGGAATGTACATGAACTCATTACCATAAATCTTAAGAGATTCGATAATGAGATCTTCAATTAGGTACTGCTCATTTCTTGTACCATGAGAAAAATAAACATTAGTAGGCATCTATTATCCCATGAAGAAATCTAGTGGTGCCGATTTATTCTGTAGTTCGTCTTCGAGTTCTTTTATTTCTGTAGTGGCTTCGTCATATAGTTTATCACCATCCAGAGTTACACCACCTGGAAGTTGTATTCCAGAAAATTTCTTAATGTTGGTTGCCCATTGTTTCTTAAACAATGCAATGACATAATGTTTTAACCACTGCTCATTATAAACTTTAGACCATGTTGTTGGGTCCATTGCACGATAAGATTGAACGAGGATATAATCACCAAGAACGAGGTCTGTTGCCCAATTAACGTCTAGGTATAAACGACCGCTTAAACGATTAAATCTAAATCTTTCATGTCCATTTAATTCAAAGTCTAGCAATGCCAAATGTGACATAACTGTTTTGTAGTAGATTAAAGAAGTAGATGTTAAATCATACAAATCATTTAATCTTAATTGATACTGCAAGTCGAAGATATTCTTTGAGGAAGATGCCTGTGATGCAGATATAACTTGAGTAACACCCCAAACATAGTCTGGAATTTCAACGTAACGATTGTCGTATTCACGAATTGTGATAGAAGATAATGTGGCATTATGTCCTGCTGAACCAGTAATAGCCTCTCCTGCAGTAAATGTACCAACTATATCTCTAACTAACAATAGAGTACCAGAAGATGTTCTTTGAGATTCTTTACATACTTCGGCTTTTGCACCAGAAGTTGCGCCTGTAATAATTTCACCAAGCGTAAAAGTTGCAGCCACAGAAGCAGAAAGAGTTACCTCAGAAGCACGAATTAACTGTTTAAGATAAATCTGCTCTGCACCATCATAGTGATAGAGTTTCCAATAGTCTAATGCTTCATCAATGCGGTCTTCGATTTGATCATCGTCCACATTAATCTCGAGTACTGGAGCACCCAATGCTCTTAGTGCATATTCTTTTAATCCAGTTCTTGTAGAGACAGCAGCCATTTTATGCCTTTAGTTTTCCAAAAAATTGTTTTTCTGGTATATTTATGCGATTAAAAAACTGTCTTATTAGTCTAATTTATTTTATTCCAGATTCGTTCGTGGGCGTAGTATAAAAAAGTGTTAACTATCATCTGTATTACAGCAATACCTCCGCTTACACCAAAGCTGCCCGTAACCAGATAGGCAATGGTAAAGGTACTAGTACTACCTGTTACCCGCCAAGTCAACGTCTTAATTAAAGTCCTCACTTTAGTCCCATTTCCTTGCGGATCTTGGTAGCACTTATAGTGTGAGTTGCCTCATCGAAACTTTCTTGTTCAATCTTATATCCAACATCACGACCATAGGTAATATTCACAACATTAGGAACAACCTGAATTTCATATTGTCCCTGGAATAGTGTATCTAGATCACGTCTAATATAACTCTTTACCTGTTCAATTGCAAAGGGATTGGAACCCTGCCATCCCTGACAGTCTCTAATCTGAATTACAACCTGTCCTGTCTTGGCCAGTGCACGTTCAAATAGAGCACGATGTCCTGCATGCCATGGTTGCCATCTACCCAACATTTGAACTGTTTCTTTTTGCCAGTTAAACTTTGGTCTACGACGATCTTCTAGAATATGATTTCCAATAAATTCAACCCATTTCTCTGCGTTCTGTTCAGTGATTCTAAAGTCATAAACGTCTGGTGGTTCAAATGCTTTATTTGTGTCTTCATATCTACCAGCATCAATGGTATCCATCCAGATGACCCAATCAGCTTTAAAATTGTTCCGCATCTCTGGTAGTGGAGCAACAAAGTCACAGATAACATATTCACCAGTGCACTTCATTGCAAATTCAAACATTCGTAAACTTTGGCGAATTCTACCTTCACGACTGAAATCCCAATCGTTAAATCTTTTACGTATCTCATCTGCATTAAACCAATCTACTCCAACTCTTAACATACTAGCAGAAGGAATTCCTTCGTAGTTTAAAAGTCTGTTAGGATTTATTTTGTATAAGTCACCATTATTTTCAAGATAATATTTTAACTTTTCTGCGAGATATGTTTTTCCCGATCCAGGAAGTCCCATTATTAGAATTTTTTTCATAATCTTACTATGTCCTCTTCTTTACATAAATTACCATACTGAATTTCAATAATACACAAATTTTCATTTGTGTCTGCTTGTATCATGTGCCATTGTCCAATTGGAACATGATGTGTCTCATGTTTATGTATTGTCTTTAGTTTCACAATGTCATCATTTTCTAGTGTATATATTGTTCCAGCACCAGATTCAATGAACCAAAATTCATTTCTTTTTAAATGATACTGCATGGAAATAGATTTTCCAGGTTCAATTACTAGTCTTTTTACTTTTGATTCCTTACTATCATAATAAGTTTTCGAATCACCCCAAATTCTTTTTTCGGTTGATTGATTCCAATCGAACAATATAGAACTAGAACTATTTTTTTTATTTTGTCCACCTATACCAAATTGAAATGATACCATGGGACAATCACTAAAAAGTTCTAATTCGGGAATATTACCCTGTGTTCTATCTCCACCATTAACAAAAATAATGTGGTCTTTAGGAAACATCTTTTGAACTTGTCTAATAGCATCCGATGCAGTGTCATCAGAATCATCAAAAGCAATTACACATAAAACCTGTTTGAACTCATCAAGGACAGCTTTACGTTCTTCAAAAGATAAGAATGGCTTGCCTTTTTTACGTGCAAGCCATTCATCTGAATTTAATCCAATTATAACTCTACCTAATTTTCTTGCTTCTTTAATGCAAGAAATATGTCCACTATGAATTGGATCAAAGCCACCTGTAAAAATAACAATATTATCCATAATATAAATTAAATTTTATACAGTTTCTTCCCCAGCTGGCCAAGTCTCTGATGCAAGTTTAGCATCACCAGCTGTAATTGCTGCCTGTAAGTCAGTGATACTTTCACCAGAACTTACAATTTCAGTATCAGAAACAACCAATTTTAAATGTTCAACATTTCGTTCGAGGTTTCCCTTAATGTTTTTATTTGGTGCATCACCTGCAACTAATTTTTCAATCTGTTCATTAATAACATGAACGCTATCTCGTGCTGCACGAATAGTGGCTTGAATTTGTGCAAGGGTTTTTGGTGTATTTTCCATTTTATTCTCCTATAAGTTTTGTGTTATCTTCATTTGAAGAGGTTTCTATATTGTCATCTACAGTAGTAGAATCTTCATTTTTTTCGGAATAATCTTCATCTAGATTTCTCCAAAATTCTGCGCCTTGGCATTTTTCATATACCGATTCTGGCAATATTTCTTTTGGATTGCCAGAAACTTTTTCTAAACTAGTGCGAACATCATGCATGTCTGAAAGACCATATACTGCTGCATCGTTTTCTTTATGTATGTTTTCGATCTTTGAGAAATCATGCTCAAAGTATTCTTCACCTAAGAATTCATAAATTTTGCGCATCGTTTCTTTAGGCTCATTTATTAAATTATCATACTCGATAAAGTGTAGTTGTTTTTGTTTGCCTTCCATTAAGGCTTGTTGAATACCACCATAGGACTGACCAATGATACCATTGGGTCCAGATAAGAATTGACATCTGTTTTCGTCATTGAGTGGGATATTACTCTTAACCAGCATTTCATCCATGAAGTTAATTTTACCATTTACATCAAATGGATTTCTACGATGCATACTAATAAAAGAAGTAAGAATTTCATCCATGTTTCTAACTGGACAAAGAATTTTTGGCTCAACTCCAAAGTAACCTGGAATGTAATGCATACGATTTACCCATGATCGGTTCTTGTCAATGATCACAGAACTTTCAATACCAGAGTAATAATTTTCAATGACACTACTAATTATCCTTCCAGCCTGTTCAGGTTTTGGATAAGCCAAAAACAATTCATCATTGGAAATTGCGTTCTCTAGTGTTAGCATAATACCAACAACAGGAGAACTTGGACCAGAATGCATATTCGGATTCTGGTTTAAGATAGCAGAAAGAAGAGTACTTCCAGACCTAGGTAAACCAGACATAAAATAGTATTTTTTCATAATAGAGTTTCTCATTTCTTCACGGATTATTTCTTTAATCATATCTTTCATTTCACGTTTCCTTTATTGTTTATCAACGGATTCTATAATTCTATTTATATCAAATAATTTTATGTCATCTGTGAATGGATACTCAACTTCATTACCATTGAAATCAAAATCAAACAGATAACTACTTGGAAGTTTAAAATTATACGGTATATCAGTACAGATATTATCATGTAAATCGTAACCAAATACCTTTGGGCTTGTACCATTCCACAACACAGTTGATTTTCGTTTCATTGCTGCTGTGGCATGTTGCATAGATGAATCGATTAAAATTCGTTTTTTGCTATGAAGGAAAATACTAAACACTTCCATCAGAGATAACGATTGTTGCGGTGTGGCATATATGTGTTCTGCATCTTTTAATTTTGGCGAATTAACTTTAGTAATTTGCAAAATGTGATAGTCTTTTTTATAATGATCGACTAATTCCTGTGCAAGATCAGTTGGCATATCTCTTGTCCAAGCATAAGGTTTAGCATCAGTGGTCATCATACCACCATTAGTATGTAAAACCATTAATGGTTTTTTCCTACCCCAAACAGTTTTGGAAATATCAAATTGCAATTTATTAAATTTCAACTCAGGAAGTTCACCATTGAATTTTAAATTATGCATTTCGCACCAATTTTCAATTAGCTTTTTTCTTTTGTGAATATGATTGGTGGTGTAGTAAGGTTCATGATGAAAGATTATAGAATCCTTATCTTGAATGTACTCTTGATAGAAGTAACTTGTGTTACCCAAAGTGAACACCCTATCAACAAAAGACAAATTAATAAAGATATCTGGATATGCACAGATAACGATTAATTTTCTATCTGGGTGATTGTTTTTTATTGCTCTTGCAACTGCTGTTGCTGCAATATGTTTACCGATACCACCCTGTAGGTGGAAGATGCTATACTTCATAAAATTCCCTAATAATAAATTTCATATAATTCTATTTAGTTCGTTCTAAAACAGTCAATCCGTTGTTGTTTGTTTTGTGTGTATGGAAAACCCAGTGACGATTATTAGCCATGAATTCTATGATAGCAGGAAGTAATCCCTTTTTATCATTACCAACCTCACCCGACAACCCAAACGTATGCGTGTCATGAAAAACTAAATACTTTTTGGCTTTATTTCCATGCAATGCAAGTTCTTGTCTTAGCTGATCATATGTGTGAAGAGTATCGATAAACAACAAATCTACTTCAGGTATGTCGATCTTTAAAACATCACGTATAATGTACTCTGCTTTTTTACCCTGCGCTTTGGCAGTTGCAAATAGTTTTGCGACTTCGTTATTTTTTACAATATCGAATGACGTAAGAGAAACATCAGTATTAAGAAACGCTCTAGTACTAACACCAGTTCTTACACCAAACTCAATTGCTGTCTCACACTCTTTAGATAATTTATACAATATGTGTACGTTTTCATTTATATCACTTATTGTTTTTCTTGCCAGTTGATACTCAGCTTCAAATTTGTCATTGGAAGGTATTGTATTTATAGGTTTAGATATAGATTTTCTTTGTTGCTCATACTGTGAAATAGTATTTTTAGGTATGTCCCAATTTTGGCCATTCTGGAAATGATTAAACCTTAAAAAGTTTTTTGAGTCCAACTCAATTCGTTTGGAAATTTCATCATTTGGATTACTAAACTTTTTAAGAGTTTCTGATATCGTACCTTTTATTTTATTACTATTAATAGCATGAACGCTTTTTGCATTTTGTGCAAGGTAATCATCTCCATACCAAATTTGATATATGCTGGGAATATGTTTGTAAGTTTTTCTATGCATAAACAAACATATACCAAAAGCCCATGCCTGACCACCAATAGGAGAATTCTTATTGTAGTTTAATTTAACAATTTCTTCTTCCGTATGTATAACATCATCAATCTTATAGTTGTTTTGAAAACCACGTAGATTTACTCCAATAAGATTTCCTGGTTGTGGATTGTATTCCAACACCATATCAAATACACTATCATCTACAACTACATCATCGTTAATTATTGCAATAATGTCGGCAGTGCTTCTATTATATCCTTCATTCCAAGCTGGATTGACATATATGTTTTTTCCATATGACACATAGTCTATTTTTGAATTGTCTGCAATTTTAGAAAATGTGTTTGGTCGCATCTTGACATTGTTGTCTATCAAGATAATCTTATTGATTTTTGGATTGTTGCAATATTTTTCTATTGCGTCTATTGTGGTTTCAGCCATCCACATTGTGGGTATAATAACGTCAATCATAAATTATTTTTTGCTTTAAAATCACCTCGATACATCTTGTTACCAATATGAGATACTGTATGATTTGGATTTAACCAAATATCATATCCAAGTTCTTTGATTTTGTTAGTTAGTGTAATATCCTCGCCAACAAAATCACCATTTATATATGTATACTCACAAATATTTTTTAACTTTTTGTTTCTAAAAACTAACTCTGTATTTGAATGCCAGAGATCTTCAATTACTTTTCTTGATAGTTTGAGAAATCCTGTACCACATTTATTAATTTTCAGATAGCCATCGGATTCATCTTTGTTTAAATCTTTACTTAACCAAACATTGAATGTAATGTCTTTATCGCCTTTGTTTACAACAGGAACACAAATCACATCTTTGGTTGATTTAATGATTTCGATTAATGCATGTTCACTCCAACTTTCATCGTCATCGATAAAGACCATAGAGTCATAGTTTTCTTTATATGCCAATGCAAAGAGTTCATTTCTTGCCATTGGAAGAATGCTCTCATTTGCAAGAAACACACATCTAATATCAAGATTGTTTTTAATACCTAGTTTGATAGATTCACATAGACTATGCACAAAATAAGCATCTACTTTTTGATCTAGACATGGTGTTGCAATCAAAACTTTATTCATAATACCTCACATAAATTACAATAATGCTATAGTATACACCATACACAAAAAAATGTCAAGTTTTATTTTGTAAAACTATTCGTTCTTTTCATATTCTGGCCAAACTATATTCCAAGGATCTTCTTGTTTTGTAATGTCTGCAAGAGATTGCATATGTTGATGCATAGACAGAATGTCTGGATCTGTAATTGGTAATACTAAAGCAGCTTCACGATTATATCGTAAAATTCTCCACTCAAAATCATTCATAATTTTATCTCGTTGATTACGAATTTCTTGCCATTTGTGTTCATTAGTTACTTGGGCAATATTCCATTTACCAATACCATCTTCTATAATCCATTCTAAACGCTCTCTGAGTGAATCATAAGAAGGTGGCTCTTCTACATATCTATACCCAGCATATGTAATATCTTCTTCTGTAAATGTAGTAGAATCTGTTTTCGTCATACCATTAGAAAGACGGATTCTATGAGGAAGATCTTTGATAGGATATTCGTTATTGTAGCTGTACATATTTAATCTCTATTATAGTTTAGTTATACTGCACTGGTGTTAAGTCCAATGATGTTTGAATTTCTAATCATATTATAATTTCTCTATAAGTACTGTTCCATAATATGATGCAAAGTTGACACTGGATACTACACCATCAATTCCATTTGTAAGTGTTGTAGAGGTAGCTGATGCACTCATATATGATGCACCACCGCCACCTGAGGCGTAGCTGGTAGTACCACCACCATTTCCACCAGAATAACCGCCACCGCCACCGCCTTGGACATTACCAGCCCCGCCACCGCCAAAGCCACCATTAGCTGGTGTTACTGTATTCAAATTACCACTACCAACAGTACTAGTAGTAGTCCCTCCTACTAATCCATTTAACCATGATTGTCCACCAGTTGCTGGTCCATCGTTTAAACCAGTACCACCATTAGTTAAAAATCCGCCACCACCACCGCCTGAATATGAACCCGAACCACCCGCACCACCATTTCCTCCTGTAGTAGCAACTCCAGTACTACCACCAGACAGAGTAGCTGTAGTAGTGCTTGAAGCACCTTTACCAGTTGCACCACCAGAATAACCAACTCCACTACCACCGCCAGCAATAACTAAAATATCATTAACAGTTCCACCACCATATTTAACTACCCATGAACCTCCACCGCCACCGCCAGCATATTGATTGCCAGATATTCCCATTTGTCCAACTGCAATATTTATTTTTTCGCCCTGTATGAACGCAAAAGTTCCTACCATAGTAGCTCCACTACCAGCTAGATAAGAACTGCTGAAGGTACCACCAGTTGCACCACCAGCACCCTTGGCTGTTATTCTATAATTACCAGGCGAAGGAACTGTCCAAATCTGCATTCCGCCCGTTACATCAAAATATGCAGTATCATTTAGCCATGGATATGTTGCTGTATTATATGCCGTCTTACATTGAGCAAGAGTTGGTCCTGTTGTTGTTCGTAGACCAGTAGTGGTAAAAGTAAGTGATGTAAAAGCAAACAGTGCTGGTACTGCTGTACCAGAAGAAGTATCTGCAACTACAATAGTTGGAGATGTTGCTAATGTGGTTGTGCTAAGTAAGGATCCTACTGGTGGTCTTATTGTTAGTGTATATGATTGTGTTCCATCAGTATAAGTATCATTTGCCCATGTCTTAGTCACAGATGCTGTATTACCAGTGACTGTAAGATTACCTGACGTCAAAGCATCTGTAAAATCATAAGTTCCACTATAACTTCCTACTGTGGTATTCATAAAATAAGGAAAGACAGTTCCATCTGGAACACCAGTAGTGGTAAGCGTAAATGTTACTGAATCACCTTCGTTTATAGAAGTAGCCGATGCAGTAATAGTTGGTGTTTGTACAGTATCTGCCACGGAAATTCGTGATGATGACCCAGTGTACACTGGAGTAGTTGATACTCCATCTCTATATAAAGTTAATCCAAATGACTTTGCTCCATCTGTGATATAATCACGACGTGCTGTTCTAGTGATAGTTGCAACACCATTACTACCCGACGCAGATATCGATGCTGTTCCACTCAAGACACCATCTGTAAAATCATTGGCAGTCATTGTACCAGTAGTAGTCCAATATATTGTACCGCTAGTTGGACCTCCAGGAAACGTGACAGTAAATGTTACTGAATCACCTTCGTTTATAGAAAGAGTAGATTCAGTAACAGTTGGCGTAAGTGAAGTGTCTACTGCAGTGTAAGTCGTAGAAGCCAGTAGAACAGTATTATCTGTATTGTATATTGATATTGTATGTGTTTCATTACCCTCAGTAATCATATCTTGTTTAAGTGTGTATGGAAAGAATGAGGATGTAACACCTGATGTATAAGAAAAGGTACTTTGTGTCAAACCACCTGTATTATCATCTGCAGCATTACTAGATCTCCAATATAAAGTTTGAGTATTCCAGTTAGTGGCACTAAAATTAATATACGGAGATGAGCCTTCATTATAAGTAGATGCTCCCATGCTTACTGTAAATACAGGATTATTAATTGTTATAGTTGAAGATGTAAGTACTATTGGTCCAGATGTACTACCAGTTCTTATTTGTACTTGAAATGCATCACCTGCTTCGCTCGTTCCATCTGCAGTTAATGTCTTTGTAAAAGTTCCAGTATTAGATGTTATTGTAAATGATCCAGTCAGAGCGAAATCTGTAAAATCTCCTGTATTGCT